GCTGCAAGAGACCATTACATATGGTGTGCTACTAGCGTAGATGGTGAGCCAGGAGTTATCCGTATAGATTTATCTACTGAAATAAGTCCATTAGTTTTTGCTTATGCTAATGATATTTATTATAGCGGTGTAACTGGTCATCAAACTACAGGTTGTGCTTTCCTTGGTGATACTAATCGCCTAGCATATTGTACTACATATGCTTCATCTGCTAATGGATATGTCTATTCAGAGTCAGCATCTACCCTACTTACCAATGGCTATCTACAAACAGGCTACATCAGATACAACACGTTGGAGCCTAAGAACTTTAAGCGTCTATTAGGACGCGGTGATTTTACCTATGGCTCTATGACTTTAGAAACCGTAGATGCAGACGGCACAGAATATGATGTAGTTAGTTATGATGTATCAGTTCCACCAGTAGAAGTAACTACTAGCCAGCCAGCAGGTGCCCAAGAATACATAGCCTACAAATTTATTCTTTATAGAGATGGCACAACCAGCAGTCTTGGTCCTACCTTCAAGGGCTATCAGGCAAAGGCTACTATCGCTACACCTAGACAGCGAGTAATTAAGTTTCCTGTTTTCTGTTATGACATAGAGACAGATAAATACAATGTAATGGTTGGCTATGAAGGTCGTGCTAATGACCGTATCGGACAACTAGAATCCATAGAAGAAAATGGTGACATTGTTACTTGGCAGGATTTACAGACTGGCGAGAATCGTCAGGTTGTAATAGAACAAATTACTTTCACTCGTATGACACCGCCTGACAGAGGCTTTTCTGGATACGGCGGTACATTAGACATATTGATAAGGACTGTGTAATGACACCTACTGAATGGGCTGGGCTAGCCGTAGCCATATTAACTTTAGTTGCTGGATTTTCTGGCGCTGTGCGCTGGTTAGTTAAGCATTACCTATATGAACTACGCCCTAACGGGGGCTCTAGCCTTAAGGATAAGGTTGATTCATTAGAGACCATAGAACCAATAGTGCCTATCCTTCCTGACTGGGAAGATGATGAAGAAGATATCTGATGAAACCTGTAGCCAAAGTAGCGTCACCTGCTGCTATTGCTGTGCTCCGTCAGGCGACAGCGTTGTATCCGAAGCGCAAGAAACTGTCAGACGGGTTGTTGCCTTCGTTAGCGCATCAGAAAGCCAGCCCGAATTCGGACCACAATACTGGGCTAGCAGTAGATTTGACCCACGACCCTGAGAACGGTATTGATTGTGCTGTCATTTTTGAAAAACTTAAAGAAGATGAACGAGTGGATTACATCATTTACAATAAAAAGATTTGGTCAAGAGCCAGACGCAAAGAAGGCAATAGGAAGTATGCGGGTAGTAATCCTCACACTAAGCATCTACATCTTTCTATTAATGCTACTCACCGTAGTGACACTAGCCCCTGGTTTTGGTGGCTGAATCAACCTAAAGTTGTGAATCAGGTTATGGCTAAATTACAGCCACAGCCTAAGAAGAAGGTAGTAGCAAGTACCACACTGGTACCAGTCTGCACCTGCTGTAAGGTTCACACAAAACGAAAGGCAAAGTAATGGAACAATTAAAGCAAGTATCCCTATCTTGGTTCCGTGCCGCAGCATCTGCTGCTATCGCACTCTACCTAGCAGGAGAGACCAACTTCAAAGTTCTAGGCACAGCAGCACTGGCTGGCTTCCTTGGACCAGTATTGAAGTGGTTAGACCCATCTGCCAAAGAGTTCGGCAAAGGTGCTGAGTAGCCCTTTAAACGCCGTATAAGGCGATTACAGACACAAATAGACCCCCTACCTTAGTTGGATAGGGGGTCTATTTTGCTTTCTATCTAGTCTTCCCCTAACTAGAGAGAAGTTCTACAGGGACTCGCCATCCTCCGATGGACTCATCCCTATATTCTGGAGTCATATAGTCAGAGCCCTTGAACTGACCATATATCTCCACCCTTGAATAGTACTCTACATCTAGCACCTTTGTGCCAAAGATAATTCTGTCCTTGTCTTTCTCCCAGAAAGGTATGGCTGTCTGAGTCCTGACAGTTCTGACCTCAAAGTTTCCTACATCTGATATGTTCTTGCGCCGTTTGTGTAGGCTGTTTGGATACCACGGCACAGACCAAGTTAGGTCATACTCTTTGGCTACTGCCCATTCAGATACATTCGCTCTAATATTTGCATTTAGTTCTGGCTCTAACTTACCTAACCTTTTACCTGCTGCATAGTTAGGTTTATCTAGTGAGCCGAACTTAGTTAGCCAACGCTCTACTGCTAGCAGTGTGCAGACTCTGACTTCTTCCTGGCTGAGTTCTACTATCATTCATCATCCAGTTTGAATCCATAATGTCTTTTGAATAATGTATTAAACTCAATAGATATCCAAGCAGGACCTAAATCTAAATCAAATCCATACCTAGTTATGGTAAACCCAAGTGCAAATCTAAATGAGTATCCCATATGTATAGAAGTATTCTTTGTTATATCCCGTCCGTAATATGGCACTGTTATCCTCCTGTTACATAGAAGCCTGTGCCCTTGAAGTGCACTGGCGTTGCTGTCCATAGTCTAATCATCATCTCTCCACAAAGATGACAGGCTGGGGGTATGTTGTCTTTTTGTTCTGTCAATGCACCGCAAGCCTTGCATTGAAAATCATAAAGTGGCAATGCCGTAGTCCTCTCCTGATGGGGTGGGCAGGGTTAACATACTGCCACAACTAGCGCACTCCCCGTCTGTAAAGTAAAACGCTAACTCTGAATCTACAAATCCACCTAACATAATAAAGACATCGCATCCACAAGCACATACTTCTGTCGGCTCACCACGCAAGTCCATTGCCTTGCTGTAGTCCTTGATATGGAACAGGTCTCTAATGTGTTTCGGTTGACTCATCTTCATCTTCTTCTACAACTGGGCCATCTTCATCTGCATATGGACGCCAACCGCCTAGGTTTCTGATTAGTGAATTAACTGCACGCTGTACTTTCATCCGTGCACCATCTGGACTTGTGTTTAAATCCTTGGCTATTAAAGCCCACTCGTTGTTCTCTGTGCTGAATCTAATCCTGAGTATGTTTTGTTTAGCCTCTGATAGTTTGTAGAAGGCTGATGCTATATCTGAGCGGAGCACTAGCCAGTTGTTGCCGTCATTGCTTGGCTCTGTCTTATTGAACTTGAAGTTTAAATCTTTTATCTTGACTGGCATCTCATATGTTTCAGAGATAATGCTGGGCAGGAATGCTTCTATAACTGTGGCATCGTAGTAATACAGGTCTAATACTTCATAGCCAACTGTCTTTGCTTTTTCTTTCTCACAGTATTTCAGCGCTGCATTGCGTAGGGATTTGGCTATTAACTTATCTTTATCTTTCTGTTCTAAGGCAGACCATTCAGCATACTTACGGGGATGGGTCAGGAACCATAGCCACAGCATCTGCTGTATATCTAGGGCTTCTAGCATCGGATACCGTCTATGGTATTCCACTGCTAGTGACGCTACTAAAGCGTCATATTCCGCTATGTACTCCTGTGCCATTCAAGCCTTCCCAAAATCCTCTTTGCACCATTAGTCCTATTATTGCATAGTTTGCTAAGTCAAGCAGGGTATCTTCAATAGGTTCATAGTTCGGCGTGTTGCCTTTGTTGTTGTAGTGCAGGTTTTCTAGCCGTGTCATCTTGTCGTGCATCCTGACTATCAACCCATTCATTGCCCCGCCAGGAGCATTGGCTATGTTGTATGGGCCGTAGTCCTGATGCTTCCTAATCATTATGATTCTTAGTTGGCTTAAGATTTCTTCTAGATGTTCAGCGTCCTTCATCTAATATTCCTTTCAGCCTACGGTCTATATCCTGCATTGCTTCTATAACCATTACTTCCTCTATTACTTCCTTGCCCTGTCCTTCTGCTGAACCTACCAGAACTGTGGCTAGTAGACCGAGTAAAGTCTTGGCTGCTTCTGGGTCTTTAACGAGCGTCTCGTAAACATCTAGTAGTGCTGTGCAGATATCTATTGCTTTGCTATCTGATAGTGGTAGCCCCATAATTCTGGGGTTATCTCTGATGTAATCCCATACTTCTGGCTCGCTATCGTATGAAGCATTTTCTGATTCTTTCATCTAGCCACCCTGCCCCTTCTTGTAGAACAATACTGTTTACATCGTGCCCTTCGGGCATCTGAATAATATTAACGTTGCCTAACTCTCTGCTTATCTTCTTGCCGAACTCCAACCCTGGGCTATCTCCATCTGCTAGTACGATAACTGTATCAAAGTCGTCAAGTATTTTGGTGTAGTAGGGCTTCCAATTATTAGCACCTGGGATACCCACTGTTGGGTGTCCTGTCTTGGTCACTGTTGTTATGCAGTCTATCTCGCCTTCGGTTACACAGATGTAGCCGTTGGCTGTTAGAACTGTTTGAGCATTGAACATAGTTGTCTTTGCCCCTGGCAAACCTATGTACTTTGGGTCTTCTCCTCTGATACTGCGAAACCTTAAGTCAACCACGCCTGATGGCGTGATGTATGGGATTACTAACTTACCCTTGTAGCCTTCGTGTCCTGGAGATGGATTGTCCACCACTCCTAAATGAAACATCTTTGCTTCGTCTACCGATAGACCCCGAGTTGCTAGATAATCCGCTGCTTGACTTATGTGTTTGGCGTATTCTGTCGCTGCCTGTAGGAGAAATTGTCTCTGCGAATTTGACAGCCTCACGATAATTGCCTCCTTCTTTGTGCATAATTAAATCGTATACGTCTCCACCAACGCCACATCCGTGGCATTTGAATCTGCCTTCATCAAAGTTAACACCAGCCGATGCGTGTTTATCTGTATGAAATGGGCACTTTATCTTGCGCCAGCCGTGCCCGCCTGACGGCACGGCAGCGCCTACATACTCTAGGTATGCAGCAATACTATGTTTCTCCATCTGTTTTCTTCAGCAGTTCTAGCCATACCTGTGCTGGCATACTGGCATACCACTCGCTGACATCTCCTTTGCCTTTACGTTTGTGTATTACTACACCTGTCCAAGCATTATCGTTTTTCATTTCTACTTCTAGTTCTGCTAGCCATCCTGCTAGGTCCATCTTGGCGTGGTTCTTTATCTCAATGGTTACACCTGGCACACCGCTTATATCGCCTTTGTCTAAGGTTGCTCCTGCGAGTCTGCGGTCTGCATACTTGTAACCATTGGCTTTAAGCCAAGCAACTACATCTCGTTCTGCTTGGCTACCTTTACGTTTAGATGCACTACTCAATTGCTGCCAATGCAATCTTAGTTACTTGTGCTTGAACCGTATTGTAAAGAGTATCGTTGTTATACAACTCATCAACTACTATGTTCCATTCACCATCTGTTAGTGCTCTGCCTATTGATACTTCTACATCTTCTCTGCTGAATGAACAATCCCATATTTTAGTTTCCATACATTGTCTCCTGTGCATACTTAACTTGAACATCTTCTAGATACATACTGTCAGGGTTGAAGGCTAGGCTGACATAGTTATTACCTGTCTGGTCTGCTCGCCCGTATCTGTTTTTGACTGGGGCTACGCAGAGGTAGGTATCATCACCCTGTTTCATCTGACCGATAGTAAGAACCATTGCTGGTATCTGGTTGACCAACCCTTGTATTGCTGAGCGGGGCTGGCAGGGATAGCCATCAAAGCCTTCCTTGGTATGGTGCAGAACAAGCACGGCTGAGTTGGTATCTCTTGCAAGATACTTCAACTCCTTCATTGCTGCACGCATACCCTGGAATTCTTCGTGTCCATCCATTGCAATATCCATTAGGTTATCTACAACTATAAGCGTAGGACTTCTACCCCAAACTGTTTCAAATGCACTGACCTCATCATCTAAATCTTTTAGAGTGGGAGTGGATTCAAAAGACCAGAACAAATGATTGTTAAGGGTAAGAACTTCTTCTGCTTGTTCAGGCTCACGCTTGAGCATCTGCTCTGCTGCTGTCTGTGTAATACGGCTGGACATTGCCAGTAATCGCATAGCCATAGTGTGAGCATTAGTATCTGCGCTGAAGTAAAGCGTAGGAACTTTTGCTCTGGCTGCTATTGCCAGTGCGATAGATGATTTACCAGCACCAGGAGTGCCAGCAATCATTGTGATTTCTGCACGGCGCAGGATAATTCCTGCCCGTTCAAATGCTGCAAAGGCGGGCGGTAATGGTTCTCCGCCCACCTCTGCTTTGTTAATACTGCGCTTGAGTGTTCTCATTTACTTTACTTGTTCAGCAACAAATGTATTCCACTCTGGTGAACCAGCACGAACATACTGATTCTTGCACTTATCAATTGCACCTTTAGGTGCTGCACAGAAGTAGCCACGATATGTCTTACCGTCTTTACCTGTCCCTTGGATGGCTGTCATCTTGCCGTGTGGACAATTACGTCCATTGATTGATGGTGCTGCTCCCCAACCACCATCGCTGGGTGTTGGGCTGTCAATGATAGATGCGCCGAGAGTTGCTGCTACCTGTGCTGGTGCCATTGGCTGATACTGAACTGGCGCTACGCCTTTGGCTGCTGATTCAAGTTCTGATACTGCTGACTTGATTGCGTCTAGTGCTGATGCTACTAGTTGGTCTAGTTCATCTCCGTGTTCTGCACGAACTGTAATGAGTGAACCTGCTGCTGATTTTACTGTGATACTGATTGGTGCTTCAGTGCTAGCCACTGATATCTCCTTCTTCAAATGGAGTAACGAGACCCTTTTTGTCTCGCCACTGTCTTACTTTCATTGCGAATTGTACTCCCTTCCAGCCCTCTTTAATGTCTATCCAAACTAATTTGCATAGACCAGTTCCTGCTGGAAGATGGATGATAACTGCTTTCTCTTTATTGATATCACCCCAACTACCACGGCGACCCGTAGCAACGTCATACGGGGAGCCGTTGGCGTAAATTGCTAACTGAATAGCAATGTTGTTTGGGTGGTCAATGCGACCAGTCTTTATATCTGCAATGAACTTCTCACCTTTATATTCAATTACTCTGTCGGGAGTACCAGCAATCTTGTACTTATCCAACACGCAGAACTGTTCTATAAAGAACTTCTTGAGATGTCCTGTTGCTAATTCATAGGCGCGGATGTCCCCTGCCCACTCGTCTGGTATTGGTCCAGGTGACTGGCCCAAATCTAGTTTCTCTGCTATTGAATGTAGTGCTGTGCCGATACTGGCTGCACGGCTAGCGCCTGCTACTTCCATAGCATCTTCAATGTATTTGTTAATAGCCATCTTGTCATCGCCTGCTGCGCTGATAGATAAAAGTAAATCATTACGAACTGTTAAACCGATTGCAGCCATACGCATCTTCCAAGCGGTCAATGCTGATGGGTCATCTAAACTGTTAGCAATTGTTGTTGCTCTTGTATAAGCAACTGGTTTGCCTCCTGCTTTAGGAATTATTAACGGACGCCCATACCTGTCCCGTTCTATTTCTACTCGCATAAATCTTTCCTTGTCTCCTTATAAAAGAGACGGGCTGGAAAAGGAGACTAATCAAACTCCAGCCCATCTCAGTAGGCAGATAGTATCAGATGACGGAAGGGGGTTCCTCTGAACTATCTGAGTTGGCGTGGCATTGACAAGCACATAGTCTCCTGAGTGCGTGGATACCGATGACCGCGGT